GTTGGTGACTCTGCTACTGCTACTAACAACTTTACGTTGACAGCCGAATCCGCTGATGGTACTATGAAATTAGCTCGTGGTAATGTTGGTGCTACTACACAGGATCTAATTACTGTGTCTAGTACAAACGTAGTTACAGGTGCTAGTGGTGCTACTCTTGTCGGTAAAGTACCAGCATTTCTAGTGTCTTTGTCAGCACAACAAAATATCACAGCAGCAACATATACTAAAGTTACATTAGATACAGTTCTATTTGATACTGGTAGTTTCTTTGATGAGACAACTAATTACAGATTCCAACCAACGGTTGCTGGGTATTATCAAATTAATGCCGCTTTGTATGGTGGTGGCTCTGTTTCTTCTCATGTTGAATTAGCTATCTATAAGACTGGTGTGTTATACTCATCAGCTTTTGTTGGTGCTAGTGGAGATCAAATTCCAGCATTATCATCTTTAGTGTATTGTAATGGTTCATCAGACTATATTGAAATGTATGCGTATATTGCAGGCACATCAGTTAATATTGGTGCAGATTATACAATGATGTCTGGTTATTTGGTTAGCACTTAAATGTTCCGCTGGTTCGTTTACCTCTGTGTATTAATACCAATACAAATATTGACTTGGTTAATAACACCAATATTACCTTTCTTTTCTGTTATTCGAGTTGGATCAACATCAAATAATAATGAAGTTGGTTACGAATTAAGATTACACAACTGGTTGTCTTGGTTTGATACTCCTGATAATTCTTTGTTTGGTGATGATAACTGGAAAAAGAAATACCCAATACCAACATACATAAGTATTGTGTTGTGGTTATATCGTAACAGTCTGTATGGTTTTAAGTGGGAAGTTTTATCCTTACCAGAAGGTCATCCAGACGCTTGGCAGTGGCACAAAAAATATTATTTTGGTAAGTATTATCTTGACTTAAATTTTGGCTGGATGCTTGACAATATTGAAAATGGTAGAGCTATGTTTCACTTCTCGCCAAGATTAAAGAGGACTATATGAACCCACTAACTGAACATCAAATCTTTGAAGAAAAACGACTAACAGATATGGATAGAGACATTAAGGAGATGCGGACAGAACTTACTCGCTTATCCAACGATGTATCTGATCTTGTCACAGCATGGAAAGCCGCTAACTGGATTGTTAGTCTTGTTAAATGGATTGGCGGTATCGCCATTGCTGTAACAGCTTTCATGTCTTTAATAAAGGGGTATAAATAATGGCTACCTCAGGAAATGCTAACTACTCAACAACTCGTGATGATATTATTAAGCGAGCCTTACGGTTGATTGGTGCTGTTGCTCAAGGTGAAACACCAACAACTGACCAAATAACAGAAGCAGCTATCGCTCTTAATGGTCTTGTTAAAGCATGGCAAGCTGACGGTATGCCTTTGTGGGCACTTAAGCAATATGCCGTACCTATGACAGCCAGTGTTAATTCCTATGAGATTGGTGCTGGTAAGACTGTAGATACACCAAAACCACTTAAGGTATTACAAGCTTGGAACAGAGATACTGTTAGTAATGTTGATATCCCCATGCGGATTTTGACTAAGCAAGAGTACAACATGCTTGGTAACAAGTCTAGCTCAGGTGATCCAATTCAGATTTACTACGAGCCACTCTTGGATCATGGTGTACTACACCTGTTCCCAACACCAACATCTACAGATGTAACTAACGCTGCTATTTACATTGTTTATCAACGTCCGTTTGAAGACTTTGATGCTTCTACTGATAACCCAGACTTCCCGCAAGAATGGTATGATGCTATTACTTATGGCCTAGCTACACGCCTTGCTCCTGAGTATGGTGTGTCTATCGCTGATCGCAAGACTCTGTGGCAAGAGATGTCAATCATTAAACAAGAGGCTCTAAACTTTGGCTTGGAAGAGGGCTCAATGTTCTTCCAGCGCGATGCTAGATCTTGGTAGTGGGGTAGTATATGGCGATTCCAGGAATGGATCTACAGGCTCAATATGAGCAGACTCTACAAAATACTTTAGGTAAGAGTCAAAGAGAACGGCTACAAGAAACAAGAAAACAACAAACACTTGCTAACACAGACTGGTCTCAGCGTGGTGTTGGTCAGGGCGCACAGCGCATGGCTGGGTTCCAGGAAGTTAATCCATCATCCATGCCTAACATGTCTGATGAGACTCGATCATTTATTAAACCACTACTAGGTACTTATCAAGAAGGTGGTCGTGATGTTGAAGGATTTTATGGTAAAGAGAACCCATACACACAAGGTGGACTAGAAAGTATCCTCACTGGTCAGGGTTATGCTCGTGCACCTGAGAGTCTTGCTGAACAGTTCAAGTATGCCGGTCTAAAGCTACCTAATGCTTATGGACAGAACTACTACAATGCTAGTCATGAGGCTATGGGAAATGACATAGCTAACTACCAACAACAGTTAAGACAACAAACACAACCAAGAAATATGTATGAAGCAGCAGGCTTTGTTCCTGGTCAAGATAATAAGGATTGGTTGTGGGCCGACTCAGATAATGCTGCTATTAAAGCTTTATATAACAGAGAGCTACCAACATCTCTTGGTGCTACTAGTTTAGGTAGTGACCAAGCGGATATACCAGTAACCAATTGGGATGATATTCTTGGTACAAATACTGGTGGTGATACTCCTTGGGGTGACGGTATCGGTAAATGGATTAGCCAAGCATCACCAAGCATGACTGTTGATTATAATCCAAAGACTGGTTATACACAGAACATTAATCAGATGAAGAACATGCCTCTAGGCAAGATTGTTAAGCCAGTCTTGTTTGGTGCTATGAGTCTAGCTAATCCTGCCTTTGGTGCTTTTGCTTCTACAATGAGTTCTGGTCTTAATAGTGGTGATTGGGGTAATGCGCTACTCAAAGGTGCTGCTAGTTATGCTGGTGGTGAATTGGCTGGTGCTTATGGTGGTGATCTAGCTGGTGCTATGGGTGGTACAAGTGACCTAGCAAAGAGCCTTGCTTCTGGTGCTATCAGGACTGGTGTAAACACTCTTGGTGGGGCTCTTGGTGGTGGTGGTATAGACTGGCAGGGTGGCCTTGCTAACATAGCTTCTAGTGCCCTTGGCGCAGGTGTGGGAGGCACAGTTGGTGATGCTGTTGGTGGTGATCTCGGTAGGGTCTTAGGGGGTGCTTCTAGGAGCTTAACTGCTGGTGCCCTTAATGACTACCTTAAAGGTAATAAGCCTGGAATAAACACAGCTATTGATACCTTTGCCGGTGCCGCTGGTGGCCTAAGTAATTTATTCTCAAACACAAACGAAGATAAACAAAAAGCGTTTAGTCCAACGTCACTAGCTAAAACAATACAAGGAACTAAGTATGGCTCAACAAAAACCCGGGGAACGTAAGAAGGTTAGGCTACCTCTAATTGGGGCATACTCTAATCGCTCTTCTGATGCCACAAAAGATCAACGCTTTGTCAATGCTTATCCAGAAACACGCAAGGTAGAGCAACTAGAAAATACACGTATCTATATTAACAAGAGACCTGGCCTTACTGAGTTTAGTAATGTAACTACAAATGGTTTAGGTCGTGGTCTAGCGTTTTTCTATGATAGCTTCTATGCTATTATTGCTGATAAGGTTTATCGTGTTGAGAGTGATGGAACAACAATCACACTTAAGATTACATTAACAACTTCAACAGGTCCATGTAGTATCATCAGTTGTAACTCTTCTGTTATTGGTGACTATTTATTTATCTGTGATGGTGTTGAGGGTTGGGTTATTAAAGATGACCATAGTGCTACTGAGGTAACTGACGTAGACTTCCCAACACCACATGCACCAAGCGCAACCTTCATTGATGGTTATGTTCTTGTTGCAAAAGGTAGTGATGTATTTAACTGTGATCTAGATGACCCTTTCACATGGCAAGCAGATCAATACCTTTCAGCAGAAATGTTTCCTGATCCTATCAAGGCTCTTGCTAGACAGAATAACCAAGTAGTTGTTCTAGGGGAATACTCAACAGAGTTCTTCTATGATGCAGCTAACGCGGCTGGTTCTCCACTAAGTCGTAATGATGCTGGTGTTATTCAATTTGGCATTGCTGCACCACACGCTTTATACCAGAACGAACAGTTTTGTGCTTGGGTAAGCCAATCCTCCTCTGGTGGTAGGGCTGTGTGGAGTCTAACTGGTTTTAAACCTAACAAGATCTCTGATGAGTATATTGAGCGTATTCTTGATGCTGAAGGTGATATGTCTGGTTGTACTGGTTATGGCTTTAGAACTATGGGCCATCTGTTCTTCTTGATTAATCTACCAAGTCAACACAGGACTCTTGTATATGATATGGATGAGAAGCTCTGGCATGAGTGGTCAAGCTGGACTGTTGGTAGAGAGCAGGAAGTCTTCTTGTACAACCATGCTTCTGACAATAACACAGGCAAAGCCTATCTACTAAGTTCTGTTACTGGTGATATCTATTACCTTGATCCAGCTAAGTATCAGGATGAAGATGATAATATCGTAGTGGAGATTAGAACTAACAAGTATGATATGGATACATACAATCGCAAGTTTGGTCACACTGTACGTATCGTTGGTGACAGGTACTCAACATCTAATCCTGTAACATTGACATGGACTAATGATGATTATCAAACTTGGTCAAATGATAAAACAATTGACTTGAATGATGACTACCCAGCGTTCCAACGGTTAGGTCACTTCCGTCGCCGCGCTTGGAAGATTCGCCACACAGGTAATGCACCGTTGCGGCTAGAGGCTCTTGAGGTTATTTACGAGGATGGGACTAGCTAATGGCTAAGTTGGCACAACGCGACATTTTCACCGGAGGTGAATAATGGCTACCGGACTACCACCACCACCAATTAACGATCAACCAGGATCATTCACATGGCTTGAGTGGTATCGAAAACTTAGGGATTATATCTCAACAAATGGTTCAGTGCCTTGGTACATCATTAACTTTGCTGGTTCTAATATCACAGATATCGCAACTAGAGATCACGATCAACTACAGAATCTAGATGGTGGCACAGCCGGTGAGCACTACCATTTAACAGCGGCAGAATATGCTGCTTTAGGTAGTGGTCCTGGTGGTGTATCTGATGGTGATAAGGGTGATATTACCGTATCTGGTTCTGGTACAGTTTGGACTATTGATACAGGATTAGCAGCCACAAAGATAGCTGATGGTACTGTTACTGATGCTGAGTTCCAATATCTTGGTGGTGTAACATCGGATATACAAGCACAACTAAATGCTAAACAAACTGCTGATGCACAGTTAACAGACTTAGCTGGATTATCTTATGCTGGTAATTCATTAAAGGTTGTACGAGTTAATGTTGGTGAGACAGGATTTGAGTTGGCTACACCATCTGGTGGTACTGGTTTAGCTCAATATCAGGTTAGACAGTTAATAAGAAGGTAATATGAAACTAACAACTACAAGCGACAAACTTCAGATTGTTTTAGGTGGTGCTGTAACCACAAACCAATTGCAGTGCTTGACAACATATAAAGTATATACCACATCTACTACAGTAGATGGTAAGGTAGCAATCAATACCAATAACACAACAGATGTTGATTTGGCTGGTGCACCATCTAGTGGTGAAACCTATGATATACAAAATATAAATATTTATAATAAAGATACGGTAGCTGCAACAGTCACAGTGAAGTTGGATGTTAGTGCTACTGAAACAATCTTGTATAAGGGTGTTGTTGGTGTTTCTGATGTAATTAGTTGGACATCTGAGGGTGGTTGGAAGAATACCAGTAATAACACCACACCATTACTTAATAATAGGAAAGTGTTGAGTGGTGCTTTGTACGAAACTATAGATAGGGATTTGGTAGACGAAGTTAATACGTCTTTGTTATCTTCTGGTCGTCTTTCCTTACAAGCCATTTACTTACCTGCCGGTGTAACGATCAACTCCATATCATTTTGGTCAGCTACCACCGCAGCCGGAACACCAACAAATCAATTGTTTGGTTTGTTCGATAGCTCATATAACCTCCTTAGATCTAGTACAAATGATACAACAACTGCTTGGGCTGCAAATAGTAAGAAGACATTATCCTTAACCAGTACATTCACAACTACTTATTCTGGTCTGCATTATCTTGGGATTATGGTAACAGCTACCACAGTACCAACCATTAAAGGTAACACTGCTAAGGTTGGTGGTCAATTAAATGCTGCTGCACCATCAATGGGTGGAACATCAACAACAGGATTAACAACAGCCCTACCTGCTACAGCAGCGGCCCCTGGAACAGTAACCACATCCTTTTGGGGTTGTGTAAGTTAATTATAGAATAAGGAAATAAACATGGATGATGAATACACATACAACCCAGAGGACTATGGCTCTTATGATATGTCCTATGATCCAAATAGCTCATATAGCCAAGCTGGTTTTGCACCCACACCGTCATATGGTAGCTCTGAAGTAGATTGGAATAATATCCCATCATTTGATACTATGCCTTCTTATCAAGAAAATACAGGTATGGGTGATCTATTTGGTAATGGTACTAACTATGGCTTTAGTCCTGATCCTAATTTAGCTACTAGCCAATTCATGCCTGAACAGTATGGTCAATCAACTATTGGTGGTATGCAGCAAACTCAGGGTATGGACTGGGCTAATCTAGGCAAGTCTGGTATGGATGCCCTGTCCCAGCTTTTCAAGGGTGGCAGTGGTGGTTCAACTAGTTCCTTCCTAAAGGGTCTAGCAGGGCTATACGCTGCCGGTCAAGAGAAGAAGTCTAATCAGTACATGGCAGGTCAAGGTCAACAAAACATTAACGCAATGCGTCAATACTCTACACCATATGATGTAGCTTCCACCGGCGCAGGTATGATGACACCTGGTGCTACTACCATGCGCGATGCGGCTATGCAACAAGCTGCACTAGCAAACCAACGACTACAGAACTTCCGCGCTGATCCTAACTCTGATGCTGGATATAAAG